CAGCAGCGGTGGCAACTGATTCGAGTTTAGACTGAAGTCCGGCTACAACGGATTTGGCTTCAGCAGCATCGGTTTTTGCGTTGGCACTATTGGCCAGTACTTGCGTAAGGTTATCACCGATTGATTTTACCTCCGCAGCGATTTGTTCTTGTGTCATTTTACAAGTGTTTTAAATCTGTTATTTAATTGTTTGAGTGCATCAAATACTACTGCGCTATTATCTTCCGGGTCAAGTGTTGCTGCGGCAACGGGTTGAGTGGTGAGTTCTGATATTGCAGTTTGTATCTGTTTTATTTCAATCTCCAATAGGGAGAAAGTGTCATCTGTAAATGTTCCGTGCTTGAACGCTTTGATTAGTTTCTCCAATCTCCCGTTTAGCGTTTCCTTCACTACTTCCGGCTCCATTCCCTTGTAGATGGATATTGTCGGAGTTTCGGGGTTTGCAGCCCATAGCACCGCACTACCTTCGTAAAGCATAAGTTCTGTAATGGTGCGAATACCGGTACTATTATCCATTTCGGACTTGATAGTGCTAAATCCGATTGAGTGCTGATTGATTAACCCTGCTTCATATAATTTCAGCATATCTTCACCCATTTCCGTTTCAATAACTTCTGTTACGGCTATAAGCGCATCGCCTTCAACATAGAGTTCCTTTGGCTTACCCAAAGCATACTTCATCGAAGTCTTATGGTCAACTAATGACCAAATAAGATTCTTCCCTTGCGGCCCTCTTGCAGTAATTGTCCGAGTAAATGCAGCAGGACTGATAATGTCATTGTCAAGGTCAACATTGCTCATTCTTGCCCACACGGCTTTCACCTTACGGCTTTCTTTGTCAACATCTTCGACCCCATTCATTATATCCTTAACGCTATATTGCTTCATTCAATAACATTTGTAATTGCAAAAATAAGCTATTATTCCACATACTCCACAGGGTGCCGACCGGCCCCTTTAGATTGCCTTGTATTGATACGGGCATATCGTTTTCATCCCTCACTACTTCAAAACCAACGGTGCATCTGCAATTACACACATTCCCTGCACTTGCCCTGCTATCACCTGGATATTCCATCTGTTCTACACTACCCATACCGGGTACGGTGAAAGGCTCATCTACTGCTACACGCTTTCCATCCATGTGCAAATGGTCGAACTTATCACGGGGGATTCTTCGTGTACGGTCATCTGTTATTGCTATCCATTCTTTTTCGGTTTGCAGCCCTGTTGATACGGCACCAAGTAACGCTCCCTGATTTGCGGCCCTTGTTGTTTCTGTTCTGGCAATAAGTTCTGCACGGTAAGCATTGATACCTGACTTTTCTAATTCAGTCATCATTTGCGTAATGCTCCACCCCTCCTGCATTCCTTTAATCAATACTTTGCGAATAGTTTCCTTCGTGGTTGATGTAATGCCATCGGTGAGCATAGTCAATCCTTGATCTAAAAACATCTTAATCACTATCGCCCATCTTTGTTGAGGTGTCAAGTTATCCTTTATACCTGCCTTTCGCCTAATCTTATCATAGTTATACTTCGCCATTGTCATTCCTGCACCTTGATGCAGTTGGCTGATAATTCGTTTCAGTCCGCTTTGGTCGGGTTGTTCGCCATTGAGTATAGCTTTGCATTGCTTATCAAGTTCCTTCTTGATTAGCACCCTATACTTCTTCCGGTATTTATTGTAAAGTTGGCGGTACATCGGGCAGATTAGTAAAGTCATCCATTGGCATCAAACCTTGTGGGATATACAACTTTTGATAATCTTCAAGCGGCACATTGGGATCCGGTTCGATACCCATCACTTTGAGTTTCTGCTCCGGGGTCAGCCACCATGAAGTATTCAGCCATTGCGCTTGTGCTTCCCTGTTGGCTTCGAGTTCTTGATAAACCGTTAGGTCGAAGTCCACGAATATGTCGGTATTTTTATACCCCCAATCAGTTTTCATTTTGCGATTAAGGTTATCCCGGATGGCGATAAGTTCGGGAAGTACGGCCCGTAATGTCAGCGACTTTTCCGCCTCTCTCATATTGTTGTAGGTGGCCGCATCCTGTGAGCCCAACAACACCGGTGGTACACCATAGATTGAGCATAACGCTTCTTTATCCCATTTCTCCGATTCGATTAGTTGCAGGTCTTTGGCAGGTAATCCTATCTGTGTCCATCCTACTTTATACCCACTCACGGCTGCACTTCCATGCTTGCCGGCACCGGATGCCATTGATATTTGCGTTTTAAGTGCCTGTGCTTGTGCCCCACCGCTTAATGGGTCGAATCGTAGATCATCCATGTAAAGTACCCCTTGCGGCCCCATGTTGTCGAACATCGCAACAGATGCGGTCTTTGAACTATTTGACCTGGTCAATACCTTCGATGCCGCCCGTAAAGGTGATAACCCATACAACTGCCCACCGGTTGCTGACCATTCAGGATTGAAATATTTATCATGCAGGATTTCAATCGTATTGAATGGGATGTACTGACCATAGTAAAGTTGATATGCTACCTTCTTTGGTGGGAATTGCTCAATGTCAACCTTAACTGCCATGTATTGTGCAGGTAGTACATACAACTCCATTGGCTTGCCCTTGTTCACGGAAGCATCGCCAACCATTTTCGCATAGATGAAGGAATTGCCGGTTATCTTCTTAAACCCTACCCATTGTTCGATAAGGTCTGACCATGAATCTTCGCTATTAGGATATTTCAACAACTCATTCAGTCGGGCATCGCCTTCGTATAGTTCAAAGGCCTGTTCTTTCAGTTCCTTCAGTTCTTTGAGGTCAATGGTAACGGGTGAGTTTAATTTCGCCTGGTACTGCTTTGCCTTCGCCTTATCCTTCACCTTGTAAACTCCCCAGGGTGCTACTTTCGCCTTTTGGGTAATCAGCGTAATGATGGCATATACCAAGTCATTGCCGATATAACTATCCCTAACTATTTCTGCCTGATTCTGCCCATCCCAAGTGATCAATCCCCTTTCGATTGATACTTGTACAGGTGTTTTAACGGGTGCTGCCTTGCGTTTAAGGAAATCGAATAAACCCATAATGTTTTATTTGTTATTGGCAAAATTACGATTAATTCGCCTACCATACTGCCACCTGGAATGCCGGCTTGTGTAAGTGGGTGAAGATGGCATAACGCATCGCATCTAATCCATCGTCATTCTCTTTCACTGGTTCATCAATCACATTGTCATTCTTGTCCTTCTTCCACTTGTAGGATTGCAACTCCCGAATGATGTTCTTACTACCGGATGTAACGTACAACGGATAAGATTTGACCTTCAGTATTCCCGGCCATACTTCTTTGTTTGCGGCCTGTGCATTGATGCCACCTCTGTAAAGTTCTTCAATGGATTTCGGTTCGGCCGCATCGCAGTACACGGGTTTGCGGTCTGATATATGGTCTTTTACTTCCCTGCTTATTTCGGATGGAGTTAATCCCGATTTGTAGATTAGTTCCTGCACATAGTTCGCCCCTTCATAGTGTACCACCTTAACGAGTGCCAAAGGGTGAACATATCCAAAGTCAAGTCCATAGAACACATCGCCCCCTTCCGGCAGTACATCTGTTATCTGCCATTTGGTGTAGATTATCTCCTTCGCAGCTCCCCTTTCACCTAACCCGTACACCTTCCACATGAAATCATCGGGCAGGTTCTTATACCCTTCAATGATGTCTATTTGCGTTTGGGATAAGTTGCCCTTATTGTGAATGTAGGTAGATTTTATCCGCTTATTGTTCGGATTGTCAGCAACATCGTAAACCCAACTCACGAAGTCGGCAGGGTTCCAGTCTAAAAATATTGTACCCGTTGTACGCATGGCCAACTGGTCGAATAGTGCCTTGCGGATAAGGTTGGCTTCATTGACGAAAAGAATATCTCTGCCCGGCCCCCGTGCTTTTTGCTCATCCTCTAACCCGAATAGTTCGATATAACTGCCATTAGGGAATTTGTATATGAAATCTGTGAAACTGAAATCTTCATCCTTCCACATATTCCAATCCTCCATAATGGTCTTGAAATCCCTGTATGCGCCCCGTTTGATGTGTGGGAGTGAATGCGATACGATGCTGATACGCTTGTTACGCTGCGTAGATGCTATCTGAATCAACAGTTGTACGATGGAGAATGATTTCGACGATCGACTTCCCCCCTCATTGCAGATTATCGGAAATCCCTCATTGTATGCCTTTTCATTGGCATAGAATACCGATGTCGCCTTTATCTGTTTAACTTGTTGCGATACCACACTTCTTGAATTTCTCCAGGCTTATAAAATCCTCTTTAGTTTTCTGCAGAACACAGTAAACATTCCAACCATCTGTTGTGTTACCCATAGCAGGATGCTCACCAATATCAATGAGAGAGTAATCACCAAAGCCAGCGAGTAGCTTATAAAAGTCTGTAGTATAGTAGTTGAATCCATGACCGGGCCAGTTCCCTGTCTTTGGGTTTTCGCTGACAATGAATCCCCCGACCTTAACGAGGTTGTGCTTGTTCTTCCAGCAGTTGTATATGGCTTTGATGTCATGCTTGCCGTTTGTGCCAACGTGTTCGGAGGTTCCTGCATCCACCAAAAGATCATATTGTACTCCGAAACTGTGAAGCAGGGACAGGTCGTATGGCTCACTTCCGTTCTCTCCGCTAATGTCAAATGCGACATAGTTCTTGTTTGCATAGTAGGTATCTTTAACGTATGGTGCAGGTAGTGTTGGATGGCGGTAATCATTCTGTGCGCCTAAATCCACTACCGTTTGCACTCTGTCAATAATGATGTCTATTAGTTCGATTGTTTTTCCTGTGTAGCCCATGTTATTTCTTTAAGTGTACCACAATATCCCTGTGATCGGGTGTTAGGTTACGGCTAACAATTTTGAATTTATGCTTCATAATATCTACCGTTCTGTCATCCTGGTAAAAATGCCCTATTAACATTCTATCCCCTAACTTGTATTTAGTCCAGTCATCGAAGTCGGGGAACTGCTCTTTTAGTTTGTCAAAGTTACTAATCATTATCACACAATTACCACCCTTCTTCAGCACTCTGTAAATAGATTGCAGATATTCTTTTATGGCATCATTTGAGAAATGGCAGAATACCCCGTAACTGAATACAAAGTCGATTGAGTTGTCATCTACATTTGTGCATTTGTAGTCTTGGTTATCTAATTCCTTATACTTCACATTGTGGTATCTCACTCCATCGTGTTCGGGAATCACATCTATTCCGATAACTTCATTGAATTGCTCTGATAGTACTTTTGTGAATACACCGCCGCCGCATCCTATTTCTAAACAGGTTTCAACACCACCAAACGGATAGATAATTCGGTTAATTACTTCCTGTATTCCTAACCCATATGTGAACTCCTCATAGTACCCATTGCTGCCCCAAAAGTTGATGAATTCCTGTTTCGTGAAGTCCATGTCTAATCTTTTACCCCCCAATTAATGAAGAATGGTTCAACGGGCATAAACTCACGATAAGCTAACCCACCATACGGTTGCACCTTTACACCATTGAGATTCATGATAGCTGATAATAACGATTGGTCGTGCCGGCTGCTGACATAGTGCGGATTCTTTGATTCGTTATGATGAAAGCAGTTATTGAACGCTCCCTCAATCCACTTATCGAAGATAGGTTTAGTCGCAGGGTGGTCGAAGTCGAACACTATGCAACAAGCCATTATCTGATACATACCTTTAGCGGAATCAATCTTCAGGAACTCCAATTGGTGGTCGGGGATATACTTGTGCAACGGATGCCCCTCATTGTTCCACGCAACTATACCATGCTCGGCTGCAAGTTGCCAGAGTGGGTCAGGGTTGCGCATTACTCGAATGGTTGAATCGCACCAAATAATCTTTCGGTACCCAAACTCATACGCTTCGGCTATCATTACCGGCTTGAACTGATACGGCATATTTTGATGCGACCATGATTCGTACTGCTGCGACTTCGGCCATTTGCCTTGCAGTATTTTCCTACCCCGGTATTCATCCACATAGCCATCCACACTCCGCAAATGAGTGTCATAGTCGGGAGCATTGCGATTTATAGACCGGATTAGCCCTAACATCGCCTCGTTATAGTTCTCCCTGCCTGTGGAAGAAAGGGATGTGATTACCTTGCCCATATTATTGATTATTTAATATTACCGAGCCATGAAAATCTTTAAATGTTTCCATTTTCCATTCAGTATAATGTTCTCCTATTTCTACACACGTTGTACCATCACCAGTATTTATAACTGTTCCACGGCTAGGCCAATTAAATAAAACTATTATACCGGTTTTATCACCTATCATTAATTTGGGGTACTCAGTATTTGAATCTTGTTTCTTTATTTCTACTTGTGATGTTACCTTGCCCATATTACATTTTCTAAATTGTTTAATAATTTCTTATGCAGTCCGAACCCGTTGCAGTACTCTTTAATGAGTTGGAATAAGTCAGCATTGCCATTGTGTTCAATGCATACCATTTGTGTACCAGATAGGTTGATCTGCTCCAATATCTCAAAGTCCATACCCTCGGCATCAATCGAAATGAAATCGAATACCTTGTAGGGGGAGTTCTTGACCAATGTCTTATAAGTCCACACCTCTGTCATACGTTCCTTAAACTCTGTACCATTCCATCTCTTAATCTCTGATTTCTTAATGGTGGATAGCAGCGATACATCGCCCCTGTTCAGATGTGTTCCCATTTCATGGAAAGTACAAGTGCCATCAGCCGTACCTATTGCCACATTGAACGCTTTAACCTTGTCATTGGGTGGGATCCTGTTGAAGGCATCTTCACTCGGCTCTACAAGTACTCCACCCCATCCGTTGAGTTGCAGGGAATAGGTATTGGACAAAGTTTGTCCATCATTGGCACCAATGTCAAGGAATACTCCCGATGTGCGGAAGTACTGTTCGATTACATCTTGTTCGTTGTTTTGGGAGTATCTCATTTGCCGTAGGTTTCGGTGTAGTATTTTCCTCCGCTTGCACATGGCTCACCATTAATTCCATGTCCAAATAATGCACAGTCAAACGCATCCATTATCTGCTGCTTTTCCATTTCTTTGGCTTGTTGAATAATATCTATTGGTATTAAACCAATAAAATCTTCTACTTGGTCTATTAACCAATCCACCGCCGTCTTTTGTTCCATGTTATTTCTGTTTTAGTTTTTCAATTTCCCTCTCAATATACCACTTCGCTTTTTCTAAATCCTCAATCGGATTGTCAGTCTTTCGCCCCGCCCGTGCAACATACTTGATTACATTGCCGAGCGAGAAGTTCAACCCCCATGCTTCGATAACGTTAATGGCTTCATAGGTGCCGGAGTGGTAGTAGGGTTGTGGTGGGGTTGGTTCTGTTTTGCAATAATAGCATTCTTGTACACCATTTTCTACATTTTTATTAAGCAATTGTTTAGTATCCTTACAATGTCGGCACCAATATAGTTCCATAACTTACTTATTCGTTCTAAACTGATAATGATAAAGTTCCTTCTCAATCTTGACCTCACTTTGCAGAACCTTTGCATTGTGCATTGCAGTAGCATAGAGGTAATCTTCCCCAATCTTTATGTCTTGGAAAGGAAATTTTATGGCTATCTCCCTGCGCACAGGTACAATGTGATTAGGATAGCGATAATAAGCCCCATCCTTCGCTTCATAGCCGTATTCCTTACTTATGTACCACTTCCGCTCATCCTTGCCATTGGTGGTCATTATTCCGTTAAATACGATAACATCGGGATCCTGTTGTGCTGCTTCAAGTATGTCAGCGATGTAGGTGGGTGCAATCATATCATCATCATCCACGAATACAATATACTTGCCTGTTGACTTGCCTATGAGATAGTTCCGTTTGCGCCCTGTGGACATGGCACCATTATCCGATTCAACAATGATTTCAACCTCATCAGTTAGCTGATTAGATAACCGTGCTTTCTGCTGCACTAATTCCTGCAATAGTCTGGTAAGATAACCCTCACGGCCTTGGATGGTGCAGATTAGAATTGATAGGGTCATAGTGCTTCGATTTCGGTTTTTACTTCTTGCCAATAACAATTAAATGGCGTTCCATACATTGAAAGTATACTAAACTGCCATTGAGTGTTCAATATCTCATCTACTACAATTAAGGCATACTTTTTGGAATCATACCAGTGAACACAGCCATTGGGAAAGTAAGAATTTGATTTTTCAACAATACCTGTGCCACCACCCTCTACATTATACATCTTGCTAACCAACTCTATAGCTTTTTCTTTCGGTGTCATACATTCTCATTTGGGAATCCGGCGGCTGACCGCTTAATGTAGGTTTGCTCGTCAATGTGGTAGTAACCCTGCGTGTGCCGTAACTGGGCATCAATAGGTTCTCCAGTCCAAGCAGGGTGGTAATGGTCGAAGATGCGCTCCGGCACATATTTCCACTTCCCTAACTTCTTCGCAACATCCATAGCCTCATTGTCGCACCACAGGGAGAAGTATTGTGGATGGTAGATGTAGCCAAACCGCTCATAGTACGTCCTGCCCATTATGCTCATGGTAGGTAGTAAATGATTAACCCTTCCGTCTGGGAAGTGGATGAATTGGTCAAGATTGTCAGCGAAAGCATTAATGATTTTGATGTCATAACCAGGTACAAGGAAACGCATATCATCGCTCATGTTCACCACTATATCCCCCTTCCATCCTTCCATACCCCTGTTGATGGCGTGTACCTTGCTATTGCTTTTACCGTGTGTGAAGTAGATATTCGGTTCCCTTTGCAATTCGAGGTAATGGGTACTATTCAGCGTTACATCATCATCATCATCAACGGTGATACCGATTGTATAATCCGCTTTGTGCGAATATGCCTTAATGGTGGCAATGGCAGCAGTCATTTTTGTTGGCCTACTGCGTGTGGCAAAGTTGTAGTGTATTTTCATGCGTTCGGTTCGGTTTATACAAAGGTGGCAAAAACTTTTGGTAAAGTCCATCTGTAGCCGGCACTTTAGTTTTCCACACGCAGTACATTGTTTCTCAATCGGCAATGGGTGCGCTATTTGGGTCGGGGATAATTTGGATAATGGTTTGGACGGGCTGCTGGATGTCCGCCTCTACTTTTGTCGGGATGAGTTTCGATGCCAGGCGATAGAATTCTGTTGGGTTTGTTTCTGCCCATTTCGATAACTTCAGGGTTTCATGTTCCTGCAATAGATCAAATGCTTCAGCAAAATGCTCTCTCATGCTTTTGGTTGCCTTGTTTACGGAACCCTTAACCCTTCCACCTGTTTTCCTTCCCTTTGCCATCTAACGAATTCTAATTTAGATTTAGCCACAAAGTTACCCATAACCACCCGAAAGTACCAAATGTTCGGCAAAAGTTCGCCATTCGTTCAATTTTACCCTTGTAACTCATTGATTATCAGCGATTGGTTCGAAAAGTTCGAAAAGTTCACCCGTTCACTTATCTATATCTATAGAGTAATAAGGTAATATAAAGAGATATAATTATTATTATCTCTCAAAAGTTCGAACGAATGAACTTTTGGCATTGTAGCCAATGATTATCAATGACTTACAAAAGTTCACTTGGTGAACGAATCGAACTTTTGGCTGCACTTTTGTGAAAAATTCATGCATTTCGTTCGGTAAAATTTATATCCGATATGATATAATGGTTCTGCCTATGGTAGATTTTATACCCTTAAACGTATAAAAAAACCCCTCGTTTGAGGGGTATATTGCAGGTCGCAACTGCAGCATTGGCCGATAATGAAATCAGAACAAAGTTACATCTTTTCATAAACTCCATGGCTGACTCGTTTAAAGTTTTTGGCAAAATCCTGCCTTCGCATAGCGTTCTTAAACCTTACCGGTTTAATATTCAAACGTACACAAATGGCCTCTGCTTCCTTCGTAGTAAACTTTGCCGGCAAGTTATCAACAAGTAATCGGAGATCAGTAGGAAGGCCGGATTCATTTTCCTCATAGATACTACCCAAAATATGCATAGTGGATTCAGCATACCACCGGTATAACTGCCATGCTTGGTGCGCTACCTTTGTAGTTATAACAGGTACCATTGGATTCTGCATGATGGCTATAAGATGGCAGAATCGGAAGTAATACGCTGACATCTTCGCTTCAGTACCCATCACATAGTCCTCCACCGAATTAGCTTTCCTGTCATTGGCATCCTTTCTTTGTTGCCTATAATACTTTGTTAAAATTGGCTTTGCTTCATCCGTTACTATAATTTTACGGGGTGGGTTGTCGCCTTTGCTGAACTCCTTGTTGTGTTTGTATAGTTCAAAGATTAAATCGCTCCACTCCTGGCACATGGCCCGTGTCGGGGTGAATGGGTCAACTTCTTCCTGCAACTTAATGTAATCGGATTGCACCATAAGGAACCTGGAAGCGAATCCTGACTGGATGCGGTCGGCACCGAATAAGTTTTTCAGTCTTGATGGCTGCGTTCCCATAAGCAGGGAAATATTCAGCGACTTTACAACTCTTTCCTTCGATCGATCGGCTCTAATTTGCGTATAACGGCCACCGCTAAATGCTTGGGTAAAGAAGGATATAGCATCGTTATTTGCTTTGTGCGCCCCTGCATTAAGTATCGTTTCCGCTTCATCATGGTACACACCCATACCGCCCTGCTGATCCTGCATGAGTGAGATATATCCTTCTGTGGTGCCATCAACGGCAAAGGGGTGGAATCGCTTGGGGTGTGGTTTGTTAAATGGTTCTTTGCGGCTATTGGCATCCGCGCGTTGTAAGTTCCAATTCTTTACATCCTCCTCATATTCTTTGTCCTCACGTGCTAACAAATCCTTCAACGGTGTTTCGCACATTGCTTTGAATGCAGGGGTTTTACCAACCGATACAGGAGCAATTATTAATGCGAATAAGATGTTCTTCGTTTCATCCGGAAGGTCGGAAGTAAAGCAGTTGCCGGCAAGTGATGAAATAGTCCATAGGCCGGCCGTTGCAAGGAATTCGGGGTGTAGTGATTTTTCATTAGCTACCTCGAATAGCGACCTCTGTATTTCTTGTGGAAAAATTTCATAAGGGTATGATGTTGTGTCTTTTACGATGCCGATGTGTGCAAGTACTTTCTCCCAATCACGGCCTAAATGATAGAACAAAATAAACGATGCAGGCAATGACCATTCGGGATATTCTTCCTTATTGTGCCAGTTCGGGAAGTCATGCATGCTTGCGGAGAATATAAGCACCCTTTTTGCCGCATGGTACACTTTTGCGCTTATTCCTACAGATGTACTTCCTTGCCGCCTGTAGGCCCTAAATTTGTCCGCTTTGCGATAAGGGTAATCAGGTATGGGATAAAGGCCGATAGTGTTTAGAATCGCCTCAAAACTATCCTCCGACAGATGTCCGTCATATTCGGACAACTGCTTTTCATATCCTTTCGGGTAGTTGATGGCTTTCTTTGTCGGATCGTAGGCCGTTTTGTACTCGTTAAAGTACTGACTAACCTCTATCAGATAGTTGTATTGTTCAACCGTTAGTTCTGTTATGTCAGCCATTGACTGGTGAAATTCGGTATAACCTGGTGTAGGGTATGTGTACACCACCGGGCCGTTGCAGTATAATGCGATTACCTCGTTCCCTTCCGGATTGGCAGCTAACTGCTGCTTTTTAGGTAGGTGTCGGTAGAACATCCAAACATGATAGCCACCGTTGCGTGTTTGCTCTATAAATAGGTTGTTGAGTATCTCCGGTGCTTCATTTGTAACGATATCCATCCACTTGTGGAAAAGTTCTTTGTCCTTCGTGTTTTTTAGGTCGAAGTCCAGGCACCCGTAGTTGTTGCCGGTGAGTATCATTAGGCCGTTATCGGATGGGCGCAGGGTAAGGTCTTCGGGATTGCTCCAGTTGCGGTGTGATACCGGTTGTTTGTTGGTAGTGTCCCATTCTATAGGGATCACTTTGATGCCGAGGTCGGTATATTCGGCATAGATTTGTTTTATCATGTTGGGTATAAACTTAAAATAATGAAGTTTGTGATTTTTCCAAAATAGCAGATCTCAAATTCTTTTTTGCTAAATCGTAGTAACTTTCTTTTAATTCAAATCCTATACCCTTACGATCCATTTTTATTGCTTGATAAACTTCACTACCAATACCCATAAAAGGAGTAAATACCGTATCGCCTTTATTGCTATAAAGATGTATCAATCTTTCAATAGTATCTAACTGCAACGGGCAAATATGCTTTTCATCATTTTCATCCCTGCCATTACGATAGCCCTGTAAAGTATTACCATAATCAATATCCATCCATACAGGGGATGCATACTTTTGCCAAAGGTCAACAGGTATATCAGTATTAGTTACCGGATTGCATCTTTCTCCATCCTTTCTAAAAATCATTACATAATCAGGAATACCAACCCTACTCATCGTACTATCTTTTTTAACCTGCTTATGTAATAATCCTAATGCTTTTGTCCTTTGCATTTCCACCACAGGATCTTTCCAGATAGTTACTCTACTTGCATAAACAAATCCGGCATCCTCAAATGCCCTAAGTAATAATCCGCTAAAATCACGCAGCCCAATAAATCCGTGTTTACCTTTCTGTATCGGCAAGTCCATACAATGTACTGCAACATTTCTTCCTGACATCATAACCCTATATAATTCTTTAATCAAAAAACTAAACTGAATTAAAAATTCATTATAGTCTTTAGAGTTGCCCATATCCTCCACATGGCTGCTATAGGTGTATAATTCAGCGAATGGCGGGCTAAAAACCGATAACCCAATACTTTCATCATCAATAGAAGAAATCAGTTGAACACAATCCCCTCGCATTATTTTATACCATTCATTATTTTCTTCTAAGGTATCATAACTATTATTAGATAACAATCTACCTGCTAAGTTTTCATTAATGGCATTACTCATTTCAGTTTGCATAATTTCAAATTGTTTTTGTTTTTGGTTTATTGATTCTTTTACGTTGCTCATGGTATCTGTAGTTATCAGATAAATATTAACTTCATCCTTTTGCCCAAACCTATAACTTCTTCTAATTGCTTGATACAATCCTTCGAATGAAAAATCTAAACTTGCAAATATTTGATTTTTGCAATTTTGATAATTCATACCGAAACTTGCTATTTTGGTCTTTGTAATTAATATCCTAAATTCATTATTAGCAAATCCCAATAGCTTTTCTTTTTTCCATTCATTTGTATCACTTCCTTTAACTTCAATTGCATCTGGAAGTAATTTTTTCAAATGTTCACCTTCTTCATTTTGTTTAACCCAAATAATAAAGTTTTCTTTCGGCTTACTATTAATAATTGATACTACTTCATCTAGTCTGTTTACTTTTGTTAATCGTAATTCCTGATTAAAATTTGTTGCTGAAATTATTGCATCATTAAATAAGCTACCGTTATCACGTTTAGGAGTTATTATTTGCTTTTCAATTAAGTTTAGGTTTGGCAAGTTATAACCTTTCATTTCAAATCCAATATCCATAGGCTTATTTAACATCATAGCCCATGTGCCAATAAATTGATAAAATAGTTTTACTGCATGTCCTTTTAATCTCCATTTAGCAGTTTCCCCTCCATCATGCACAAAGTACATAGCTAACATTTCATTCCGGCTCATTACATCCAAAAATTCAGAATGGTTGCCCAGCTCCATTGGATCGTTAGGGGATGGCGTTGCGGTGCAGGCAAGTTTATACGGAGTGTTGGCAAATGAATCAAGTATTAAATTTTTTGTTGCACCTTCAAAGTTTTTCAATATACTACTTTCATCAAGTACAATACCGGAATAAATACTGCAATCAATGTTATCAAGTTGCTCGTAATTATTTACATCAATGCTACTCATATCTATACCGAACTTTGCACCTTCTTGTATTGTTTGCCCTACTACTGCCAAAGGTGCCAAAATCAATACTTTTCCATTTGTTTTTTTACATACTTGATTTGCCCATTCAAGTTGCATTAATGTTTTACCTAATCCGCAATCGGCAAATATTGCATATTTACCTGCTTTTAATGCTCTTTTTACTATAAACTTTTGGAAGTTAAACATTGACTTGTTTAATTCAGATTCATCAACATTAAATCCTGAGTTGATAAGTGTTTTTTGTTTTAATTCTAAGAACTGTAAATACTCATTCATGTTATTATTTTTTTTGGTTAATGGTTGGTTTGTGACTTATATCTCGGTCATTAAGGTCATATTATGCCTTTAATGACTTGTAATCTGGTCAAATATAATGAAAAATTCTTCCGGTGTATGCACGAATTCGTAAATCCCTCCGGCTTGCCGTTCCCGTTGCTGCTCGGCTAATTGTTCGGGTCGGGGTTTATCCTTGCCTACTTTTATTTCTATCATTACTGACCGGCCTTTGATTGTTGCTGAAATATCAGCAGTACCCTTCCTTGTTGCGGATGGTATAAACTTCCCGTTAATTTGCCTGCCCATAGTGTTAATGCGTGTAGCACGGTAACCAGACCAGTTGAGGAAATTGATTATGAAGGTAGTTAGTCCATTAGACTTCGCAACCACAGGGATAGGCGGCCCGTAGTAGAATCCATCCTTTACAACATTCGGGCTACGCTGTGCGGTGTAGTTGTAGTGTGCGGTATTATAGCGGATCCGCCATTCGGGGTAGTGTTTCATAACTAATCAAGATATAACGCTTTTTTATTCGGGTTGTTAGAGTTATTCCCAATCTTCGCAGGTAGGGGAAACATTAACTGAAATTGCTTTTCCGGCACCCATGCACCGCCTATGTAACGGTACCATTTGCCATCTTTGAGCCTTGCAGTAGTGTTAGTGCGGATGTCTTTGTTGTGAAGGTATTGGTGGATTGTCATAGGGGAATGATTGTTTGGTGAGTAATTTTATAGTCAACTCCTTTTCTATCCAAATACGCTTCAAAAATTCTATATCTTGCAAACTTTTTACCTTCATAGGTTCCAATTTCTTCTGTTGTGGTTTGATAACCAGGTCTTGCACATGGGTCAAAACTACCACCTTTTGTAACAGTCCATTGTATATTTAAGCCAGTCATAGTTGTAAAATTAAGGGGAAGGTATAACCCTTCCCCGTGTGAATTAAAAGGGTAAAGAATCAGAATAGTCTGGTGTTACTACCTTATTCTCGGCTGCTTGTACTTGCTTATTTTCAGCAGGTGCTTTGAAGTTGCCAATGTATGTAGCTTTGTTACCTGCTTCCCTTTCATCTTTGCTTTGTTGCACCTGTATGGATCCGATATTCTCATAGCGGTCAGGTACATCATTCACCCAAAGTTTAACATTCAGGTACTTCTTTCCGTTTTTCCCTTCGGTAATTTTCTCCTTTGGGATGTCGCTCAAACAGATTGAGCCATTGTAATAATTAGCCATAATAAAGCCGGATGTCGGGAGCCGGTGCCGTTTAGTCCACCTGCAAGATTCGAACTTGCATCTCCCCGATACAATCAGGGGCGTTACCCAAGCCGATATTCATTTTCGGTTACGCCAAAGTGGTTGCCGTGTTAAGTAAAATTTAATTCTATACAATCAAAACAACCTTTTTCGTTAGTTTCAATAAGTACTTTTTCAACCTTTTTCTCATAACAAAAGTCTTCGTAATAAAATCTAATATATTGTCCACTAATAGGAATTAATGGTAAATAAACTTCTGTTAATTTTTTTTCCTTATTTACGTCAAAAAACCAAATATCTATTCTATTCATAAAAATATTTATTTAAGCGTCACCGCTACCGATGTGGTAGAAGTTTTAACGGGTGGATAATGCATTTCTACTTCGCCTGTGGATTGGTTAAGTACCTGTATGCCTGATGTGGGCAATGGCTTATGGTAGGCCTCCAATTCCTTTATTGCATCGTTAATATTCGCCTGCTTTTCATACAATTCAGCCAGTTCACTATTCCCACATCCCGAATAATCATACTTCACCCCCACTTCACGAATATCAATCTTCGCAGTTTGGTAGTTAAATGATTTCCCAAACTTCTGTGCTTCATCCAGGAGGATTGCTTTGTACGGCTCAAGTCCCGTTAGCTGCTTAATCACTTCCTCTGCTGACTTTAATCGCAGATGCAGTTCAAGTGGGTTGATTCTGCCGTTTAATACTTCATCAAAGATTTCACGTACAAGTTGTGAGCGTTCTTCTTTTGTTGTGTGGTTGAATTTAATTAGTTCCATTGTCATTAGTGTTTAAAAGGTTAAAGGTATTTTGTTGTTCTTCTGTCAGTTGGCATTCGGTGCGCACCCAATCATACACGGTTACGGTACTGCCTTTGATACATTCGCCATCCTGAATCTTTACAAGTGCTGACTGGAATTGATCGTTGGTGAGTATCCGTTTAGTAGGTTCGGCATCGGGAAGAGTAGGGAACTCCATTTCTTCCGGTACGTACACCGGCCCGGCGAATACATCGGGAGTGTACCACTTAACACCGTTAGACATTGCCCGTGCGAATAACATATTTCTCGGAAATCTTTCCAGGTTCTGCGTACCGGCTTTCTTGGCTTCTTCAATGGTGAAGGTGGAGTTGCCGATTAATTCCTTGCCTTCATAAAAGTCAATAGAGCATTTCTTGTCGGTTTGTTCAACCACTCTGTAGTTGTACTTACCGGATGCCTTTACCATTGATGCCATAATACCGGCCCCTATGGTCGGTTTGCCTTTAATGATGTGGATCCCACTCATGGCGGCAAATGGTGCGATGCCCAATTCTGCACCTGCTTGGATTTTTACGATTGCCTGTGCTGCTGACTTGATGTCGGGAAACATTCCCGATTCCGCAAAGGCCTTACCGATGCTCATTATTTCGGTGGCCGTGTGTTTAATGATGTTCATGTTAAATTGGTTTAGGATGTAAAATTGGGGTATTGTTTTGTAATTACCAAATATTTTTGTAGTTTTGTAGAAATATATTTTATGCAAATCAAAGAAATCCTACAAGGTGAACACATCTTTAACGTATCGCAAATCGAAAAACAGGCCGGCATCCGCAAACTGAAAGTACATGGCTGGATAAGAGGAAAGGAAAAACTTTCACCCGATGAGGAATTGAAAATCAAGCAGTTATTAAAAAATGCAACAAAATTGCAAAAATAAATCCAAAAATATTTGGATTGTATCTGTGGAAAACTTTATCTTTGTGGAAACAAAACCAAATAACATGGGAAATGAATTACCAATTTTTGATTTATCCACGGCATACAAGAAGGAAATAAATGATGGATTCATCAACACCATTTGGCTTGAAGATGGTGGCTGGGATAATCCAAATGTATCATATGATAATAAAGAAATAAATCTTCAGACCGCAGGTAACGCAATAATTGAATTTGCTAATGGCAAGCGAATTTTAATAACCAACAGCGAGTGGTGCAGTCTTTACATAATTGATTAACCAACCAAAAACCAAATGATACATTATTTTAATTACCCAACGAAAAAGAATAACGTAATAGTACAAGCTAACTTTCCAGAAGGCGGTATTGGATTCGGCCATGTATTTGATCCTTATGGTCGTAGAATATATTACGTTGATGCTATTATTGTTGCCATATTTAAATGTAAACCCAAAACCAAATAACATGAC